CCGCAGTCGCTCTCCACGTCCTTTCTGTCAACCAACGTGTATCCGCTGCTTTCCGCCACCTACAACGACGGCACCTTCGAGCGGTCCTTGATCGTCGACACGGTAAACCCGCCACGCATGCTGCACACCTGGGTACTGGCGCAGCGCCTGACCACGGCGCAGCTCGCCACGCTACTCAATTTCTGGGAGACGCAGACCGAAGGTGGCCTGAACCCGTTCTATTTTTACGATCCATTCGACGTTCTACCCGGCCAGCACATCGGCTCCAACTACGACGCCAGCGGCGACAACACGCAGGGCCGCGTGATCTGCTTTTTTCGCGGCGACTGGGCGCAGCGCACCGACCTGGGACGCCACACCGGCCCCAACCTGACACTCGTGGAGGTTGCGTGAGATGGCAGACCAGATCGGGCGCATCCCAGTCCCTTTCCCGGTAAAGTCGAACACCACGTTCAAACTGGTCAGCGAGTACGGGTACGGCATGACCCGCGACTGGCGCGTGGTCGAGCACCGCTTCGGCGCTCCTTACACCATGGGCATCCAGCGGTACGGGCTTGGCAGCGGCGCGCGGCGCTTCCAGTTCGTCAAGAGCAGCCTGACCTACAAGGACCGGCAGGCGCTGCTCGACTTCTACGACAACACGCAAGGGTCGTATCAATCCTTCACCTACCCGGTGCCCAATTCCGACCGCTCGACGTTCACCAATTACGAAGTGGTTTTCGAGACTGCGCCGCTCTCGATCACAGAGTTGACGAACCGTGCCCAGATGGGTCTGGTGTTCCTCGAAATCATCGATCCGGCCAACGCGCCCAGCGGCACCGTCAACGGGCCGCCGCAGGTCCGCTTCCCGTCCGATACCCTCGCCCAGGCGCTGGCGTCAGAGGTGCAGGAGCTGATTCCGCTGGTGCATATCCGGGTGCGCAATGCCAGCGTGCCCGATATTTATCTGTCCGACCGGCGCGTGAACATCAGCGGCTTTCCCGGCGCGCCCAGTCCCACTACTTTCCTGCCGCGCATGCTGGGCGTGGGCGTGCCTGGAGCCAGCGACGTGATCATGTCGCAGTCCATCGATGGCCGCTCTGACAACGTGCGCTTCACCTTCGGCAATGCCGACCGCACGATGACCAAGCTCATCAACGACTGTTCGCTGGAATACGCGGAGATCGATCTCAGTTTCTTCCATGTCGGCACCAGCATCCTGCTACAACTCTGGAAGGGACTGATCATGTCCTGGCAGGTCGATGGCTCCGCGCAGATGAGCGTGCAGTGCTCTGACGGCCTCTACCCGATCACCCAGGCGTATCCGCCGCGCACCGTCAGCAGGCAGTGCTGGAAGCCCTTCAACCAGGATGTCGTTCCCGGCTACCGCCCCTGCCCGTGGTCGACACAGGGCGGCGGCACCGGCAACGCCAGCTCCTGCGACTACTTCTTCAACTCCGCGAACGGCTGCCTGTCGCACAAGATGAGCCAGTATTTCGGCGGCCACCCGGAGCAGCCGCAGACGGTAGTCATCAAGGACGACGGGACCGGCATTTTCGGCGGTTTCTTCCGCTCCACGGTGACCTCGACATCGATCCTCTCCGATAGCATCTGGGGCAACCCGTTGCAGGAAATCTGGTGCAACTACCTGGGCACCGCGCAGCGGGCGTTCTGGGCGAACTGTCTGGTGGCGGCGGTGCGCGAGGAGTCTCAATTCGAGGACGTCCTGGGCATCGTGGGTGCTGGCCCCATCGGCCAGTTTGAAGGCATGAGCGTACAGACCAACGCCGACGGCTACAAGTTCGTGGTCGCGCCCACTGCCGATGGCTTCTTCCCGCAGGGCTTTCAGTTGGACGGCAGCCTCGCCATCACCGGATATTTCCCCAACTACGGGCTTCGGCAGTCTGTGGGCAATGACCCGGCGCATCTGGGCACCGCGCCCACCGATGGCATCGACGCCTTCTCGCTGGGCCAGGGCACGCCGCAGCAGTGGTCGATCCCCGATCCGGCCTTCAGCAACGATGGCATCGCGAAGTCGATCATCCCCTACGCGGCGGGCACGGCGCTGTGCGAGATACGCTACCCCAAGTCCGCTGGCAAGGGCATCTCGCCCACCACGGCGGAGTCGCACAGCATGCAGTGTCCCATCCGGCTGGGGCTGACGGGCAGCGTCTTCGACGCGGGCGGCGCGCGCACGCTGGTGCCCGGCCTCGTCAACCCGTTCTGGATCGGGGCCAACAGCTACTTCAGGGCGCTGGGCATCTCGCAGGCCTCCGCGGCCACACAGCTCCAGTATCTGGTACTCAACTCGATTACCAACTCTGGCGGCACCGGCTGCGCGGACATCGCCGCCCTGTGGGTCGATCCGGTAGTCGGCACGGCGGTCCTGGGCTATTCTGTGACCGCCACCGGCCAAGCCCTGCTGCATTACAACCTGGACCTGTTTAACGACACCTTCACCTACCAGGATTCGGGCGGCGCTATCCATACGATGACACTCAATCAGGCCCAGGCGGCGGGGTACATCGAACCCTACGGCCCAAGCGGCAAAGAGCCGCAGTTCATGTTCCAGGGCACCGTGGCGGAGTTCAAGCCCTTCCGCGACTGGCTGACGGAAATTCTGAATTGCGCGTTGGGTTACTTCTGCTTTGAATTCGGGGCACTGAAGATGGGCATCCGCTATAGCGCCGTGCCGACCGACAGCTTCAACCTTTCCTCCATGCTGTACCAGTCCATGACCATCACGCCCATCTCCGCCGGGTTTGAATATCTGAAGGTCAGCTTCGCCAACGTCGAGTTGCAATACCAGCAGGATCTGGCCGAATACCAGGACAAGGACCATGCCGCCTACTATGGCCGCGCCGGAGCGCCGCTGACTTCCAGCATGAAGTCCGTCGGCTGCTCGACGCTCTCGCAAGGCCTGCGCATCGCCGTCACGCGCACGCGGGAGGAAATCGGCGGCATCCTACGCGGGGTCGCCTATGGCGGCGTGGCGGATACAACGACGAACCCCTACGTCGAGTGGGACAACAACAAGCGGGTGACCTTCAAGAGCACCCTGCTGGCGCTCAATAATGAAGTCGGGCAGGTAATCGGCATCCAGCATCCCGATCTCCCCACATATCCCGGCGCTCATCCGGCCAGCAGGAGCGGCAGCAACGGGCCGTTCGCCGCGAACACTTGGCCCTTCCGCATCAAGAAGTGGATGCTGCACTCCGATTTCAGCGTCAGTATCATGGCCGACTCCTGCGTGGACTCGATGTACGACCTCGATGTGGGCCCGCAGCCTCAGGGCGTCGGCCCGCGTCCGCTGCCAATCGCGTTCTACCCGGAGCCGCTGGGCCAGTGGGCCCCGCATCAGGTGCAGGCCGCTCCCGGCGATGCGCTCTTTCCGAACGAGTGGACTTTCAATTTGCAGCAGACCTTCAAGTACGAAGGAGACGGGAGGCTGCTCACCAGCGCCGTGGTCGCGGGACTTCTGCCGGTCAACCAGTTCGTTCCCAACTGTGGCGCGCCCGATGTCAAGAAGGGCGGCGTGACATGGTCCCCGACGGGCGGCAGCATTCCCGGCGGCACCACGCTCTTCGCCCAGGTCTGCGCGGCTATCGTGGACACCTCCGTCACGCCCAACATCGTCAAGCAGTACAGCCCGCCGTCGCAGATCCTGGTGCTCCAGGTGCCGGTCGGGACGAACACTAATTCGGTGACGCTGAACAATATCAAGTGGCCGCCGGTGGCCGCGCTGAACGGCTACGTACTGTTCGCCAATCCCATCGAGGATCTGATCTGCGGCCAGCAGGCTGGCCTGGGCCAGCCCGCGACCATCACCTTCAACGGCCCGGTCGCGCGGCAGACTTATGCGGTGCCGGATTACGACCTGAATATCCTGCGGCTCCGCGCCCAGGTGCTGATCCATGGCGGCGTGCTGGGCGGCGGCGTCGATTCGGTGACCACTTCGACCATCGTCAGCGGGGCTACCGGCGATCCATCGGGCCACGATGACTGGAGTAATCGCGTGCTCGCCATCATCGGTCGCCAGCAGGGCGACGGCATCGGCCCGTTCGCGCACTTCAATATCACACACTTCAACGCGGCGACCGGCACCTACACGCTGGATCGCGATCCGACCGTGGCGACTTCCACGGTTGACGCCGTGCGGCCCGGCGACATTTTCGTCGTCTGTTTCCTGGGCGCGGACAACTCTGCCAACCCCTACGTGATCGGCGACCCTGGCATCAGCAACGCGGGCAATCCCGGCGGCCCGCACACCGGCGAGACGGTCAACGACCCCAACCGCATTGGCCGCATGGTGCGCGTGATCAAGGGCACCAGCCGCGGCCAGCAGGCCAAAATCGTGAGTAATACCGCAACGGCCTACACGCTCGACCGGGCACTGCCTATCGATGCGACCAGCGTCTGGGTGGTCTGCGACCCCGGCTGGAATTACAGCAAGGACGTGGTGGTGGACAACGCCGACCCGTCGCGGACCACGCTTTCCGCCATCGAGATCAACAATTACAAGGGCCTCGCGCTGCTGGTCGAGGGGGTGACCATCGACAATGAAGGCGGCATTATCGACGATGCCGATGCCTGCATCAGAATGTTGTATATCCCCGGCGTGCAGGGCACCACCACGATGGCGACGTAAATGGATTACACCGTCAATATCACCGACCGGCTGCTGCGCTTCGATTGCACTAGTGGCAATTGGCTGGTCACCCTGCTGCCGTTTGCGCAGACGCCCAACGCGCCCTACGAACTGCACAAGATCAGCACCGGCGACGGGCACGCCGTCACTATTCGGACAGATCCCAGCACCAGCGATTTCCTGCTGCCCGATGGCACCACGTCCATCGTGCTCAATGACGCCAGCCCCGTGGCTTATATCAAGATCCCTGCGGAAGGCCAATCCCCGGCTTACGTGAATCTGGGCGGGGGCACCGGTGGTGGAGGCGGCGGCGGCGGCGGTTTGGTCTTTACCGTCGCTACCGTCACGGCTTCGGAAGTAGGTCCGAAGTACCAGGATGAGAAGCAGGGCCTGCACACCGTCCTCGGCATCATCCCGGTACTCGACACCGCCGACTTCACAAGTCCGCGCACGGTGACCCTCTGGCTCGATCACGGCGACGGGAAGGTGGTGTTCGATAGCTGGCATTCCCTCACCGCCGCGGGGCAGGTAATCCGCATTGGCGACCCGACGCTCGCGACCGAAGGCGTTCGCGAGTCTGGCGGCATCTACGTGCCTACCGATCCAAGCAAGACCACATGGCGGGTCTGGTGCGCGGCGGGGCATCTGGACCAGGGCGTCGATGTGACTCCCTTTGCCCATGCCAGTTTCACTGTGCAGGTGGCGGGCGTCTGTTCGCCCACCGGAACCACCAACGCGCAATTTGTGGCTGACCCCGGCACTGGCAACCCGATTCTCTACAGCTATTACGACCCCGGTATCTGGCGCTGGGCCTTCTATGAATTGACCTGGACCCCGCCCACGCTCGCGCTGGAACCATCGCTCTGGTTCAGCCTGTTCACCGTCCAGAAGGGTGCGACCATCGGGGGCGTCTGGACGCCAGCCCCGGACTATGAGGGTGGCAACGACGATCCGACCGGCCAGTATCTGGGCCGAAACTTCATGGAGGTCACACAGGTTCCGACAGCCGATCCAACGGCGGTCGTGGTGATGAAGCGCTTCGGGACGAATCCGGCGACATGGACAATTCCGCCCGCGCAGAACGCCGACCTCAGCACCAACCTCTACACCGATTACCGCTTTCTGATCTACAACGTGAGCCGCTTGGGCACGGACACCAGCGGCAGCGGCGGCAGCGGCACCTACACGCTGCAAACGACGTGCTGGCCGGGCGGCACCGATCACGGCATTCTCACCCCAAATCCGCAGGCTTACGTGCTGGATATCCGCGCCGCCAACCCCCTCACCATCGCCCTCCCGCTGATCGGCGGAAACGGGCAGGCTTTGACGGTCGGTCCAAGCCAGATCACCAGCGGCTATATGGCGCACGATGCCGTCACCGCCGCCAACCATGCTCTGGCGGCGGGTGCTGTGGTGGATACCAATGTCCACGACGTGAGCGTGGCGAAGTTCACCGCTGGAACGTGCATTTTCACTGGCGATGTAATTCTCTCGCGCGGCGTGGGTCTGCCCGTCCTGGTCCTCCAAAATACCGGGCTTACGCTTTTCGGGCAGGCCGATGCGAGCACTGGCGCTACCGGTCTGTTAAGCAAGCCCTACGTGCAGATCCAGAGTTCCGGCGTCAAGCTGAATAACGGCCTGGGCGGCTCGATGCTGTTCGATGCCGCCAGCAACACGGTGACGATCTGGAGCCTGGACGGCGACAAGACCAAACCCTACTTCGCGCTCAACCAGTCGGCCCTTACCTTCATCGACCAGCCCGACCAGTATGCCTTGCTGATGAATGCGGCGGGGTTGCAGATTGTCCACGGCCTCAACAGCGATGGAACCGTGGCCAGCAACGCCAACCAGATCGTGGTGACCGCCAGCGCCTTGCAGATGAAGCAGAACGGTGTCGTGCGGGTCACGATGGACGGCACCGGCACCACGGTTTCAGAC